GTTCTACGACCGGGGCAACAAGTCTTTCTTCTGGGTGGACGGCAACCGAAGCAGTGGCTTGTAAGCAGGCGCAGATAATCAAATCGGCGTATAAGCGTAGGAATCAGCTTGCCTTGATTGCAATCCATAAATCACCGGATGTTCCACAGGATAGCCCATTGCAGAGGTTGAAAAATAGTGATATTGATGTAAGACCAATTCGGCAGAAAACATTTGATATGGCTACAAAAATAAATTCGCTTGCAACTATGGTTCAAAACATGGTCCATCCAAGAATTGCAATGGAAGCAATCGACTTCTTCCCGAACCTGGCGGAGGCAGTAGAAGATTCTGTGCCAAAGATGTTGAAATACCAGGATGCCTTGCTTGAAAGTAAGAAGTCCGGCGGAAGCACGGAAAAGAAAGGTGACAATGATCCGAATCCAGATAAAAAGCGAAATATGCAGGATTCGAGCGATCAAATAGAAAACAGCCCATTAAAGGATTTATAAATCAGCACATATCAGAAGATAGGTGCTTTTTTATATGCGCTAGTGAAAGCGCCTTATAAATTTCGCATTAAAAAGACGGGGACGTCTATAAGCGCACAAGTAATCGTGAGGGAACACATAAAAACGCAGAAAGTAGAGGTATCACAATGAAAAGAAAGAATTTACCATTTCCAGTAATGAACCTGCAGTTCTTTGCAGAAGACATATCAGACCCGGAAGTAAGTGATCCAAAGCCAAATACAGACCCGGAGCCGACACCAGATCCGGATCCGGAACCACAGTTGAGCATTGAAGAGCAGTTGCAGCAGATGCGCGTTGAGAACGCGAAGCTGAAAAAGTTACAGGAAAAGGCAGCAAGTGAAGCGGCAGAATATAAGAAACAGCTTCGTGCAAAGCAGAGTGCGGATGAGATCGCTTTACAGGAAAAGGCTGAAAAGGAAGCAGAGCGGGACGAGCAGTTCAAGCAGCTTTTGAAAGAAAATGAAGTAAATAAGCTGGAGAAGAATTTCTTGGCATTGGGTTACCCGGAAGACAAGGCAAATCTGGCAGCTATCGCACAGTATGATGGCGACACAGACACCTTATTCAAAATCCAGTCAGAAATGCAGCAGGCTCTTGTAAAACAGAAAGAAGCCGAATGGCTGAAATCAAGACCGGAAGTAAGCACAGGCGCTGGTGATGAAAAACCGGCGATCACCCGTGAGCAGTTCGAAAAATTAGGGTATTCCGCGAGGGTTGAATTTAAGCAGAAATATCCGCAGACCTATAAAGCCTATACGAAATAATGGAGGTAAACAATTATGGCATTAACGAAATTAGAGAACTTAGTAGATCCGGAGGTCATGGCACAGATGGTGTCAGCAAAACTTCCGAAAAAAATCAAATTTGCTCCGATTGCGAGAATTGATACAACATTAGTTGGTAGACCGGGAAGCACCGTGACCGTCCCGAAGTATAAGTATATCGGAGATGCAGAGGATGTAGCAGAGGGTGTTGCGATGGGAACAACCGTGCTGACGGCGTCCACGACCGAGGTTAAGATTAAAAAAGCCGGGAAAGCGATTGAAGTTTCTGACGAATCCGTATTATCTGGTTATGGAGATCCACTCGGACAGGGAGTAAATCAGCTTGCAATGTCTATCGCTGCAAAGGTCGATAATGATTCTTACGATGCTTTGTGCGATGCAACACTGGTGTATGATGGAACGGCTGCGGCTATTGCATATGACGGTATTGTTGACGCAGATTCAAAATTTGACGACGAATCAGATGAAGCCCTCACAAAGATCATGTTCATCAATCCGGCGCAGGAAGCAACCATCCGTAAGGATAACGATTTCAAGGACAAGAACAAGTATCCGCTGGATGTTGTTATGAATGGAACAATCGGTACCATTGCTGGAGCACAGGTTGTAAAGTCTAAGAAAGTAAAGAAAATTGAGTATGAAAAAGACGGGGCTGGTACCATTACCGTACTTGCAGAGAGCGAATCGGAGACTGCAACAGCAAAGAAGTTGTCCACTCTTGCACCGGTGACACTTGGAACACTTAAAGTGGGAGACAAGGTAAAGGCAGTTGATACACCGTATTACGCTTGCCCGATTGTCATTGTTTCCACAGAAGATCCAAACGAAGATCCGGAAGCAGACGGCGTAGCAGAAGAGGAAGCTGCTCTGACAATCTACATGAAGCGTAACGCTGAAATTGAAACAGATCGTGACATCCTTGCAAAGACAACTGTTGTTTCTGGCGATGAGCATTACACGGTAGCGCTGTCTAACGAATCAAAGGTTGTTCTGGCTAAATTCAAAGCGTAAGGGGTGGGATCGCATGAGCATGTTGCTTAGACGAAGAAAAAGATATACCGCGGAAGTAACGGCGCCGGAAAGCACCGCTACGATCGCGGAACCTAAGACAGATGAGAACGCTTGCCAGTATCAGCGTTCGGAGATTGCCAGAATGAATACGGCTGATCTTAAGGAATTGGGAAAATCCTTAGGGCTGGAAGTAACAGAGGAATCCACTGGGAAGGTGCTGAAAGAGCAGATTCTTGAAAAACTTGGTCTGTAAATGAAATGAGGTGGCAGGATGGCTGATATTGGAGAAAAGCCAAAGGATGATGCGGTAACGCTCACTCCAATGGAGAAATTCAAAGAAGATATTAAGTCGATGATAACTGAATACGATGCAGAAATCAGTGTTTCCGGTCTGACCGTAAGTCTTGCCATTGAAGCGTTTGAAACACTTAGAAATTATCCGGGTTCGTGGGACGAAGATAAGATTCTTGCGGACTTGGAGAAAAATAAAGCCAAGATTGCTATGGCCGCGATTGAGATTGATTCAAAGAACGGTGCAGAAAATCAGCTGAGCCATTCGGAGAATGGGATTTCAAGAACCTTTAGCGAGTATCTTATGGCTTACAAGGGAGTTGTTGGATTTGCAAACTGTGTATAAAAAGAAAGGTTGGTGATCCGTATATCTCCCGACCGCAGGGTTAAGCGGTAACCGCATGGGATTTCATACGGTTAAAGAAGATTGAGCGTGACCATTTTGCCGGTGTCGGTAATATGGCCGCAGGCGGCGCACGTTGAGCGGTGGTGGGCGGTGCGCCATATTTCTATTTTGGAGGGAAAGGGAATATGGAATTAAAAGATACAGTTGAAATGATGAATAGTTCCGATTATAAGGAACGTTTCAGAGCGGAATATCAGCAGGTGGTTATTCGCTATCAGAAGTTGAAGGATATGATGATTAGATGGTGTAAGGACGAACTTGACTTTAAGCCAACATGTTCTAAAATGGTGTACTTTGCTCAACTTAGTGCAATGCATAAATACATGGAGATTCTTGAAGCAAGGGCTGTTATGGAAGGTGTAGAACTGTAATATCTGCTTGTGGTGGTTCTCTTTTTGGCGTATAATGGCGACGAAAGGGGATTATTACAAATGAAAAGTGCAGAGGAAAGAATTCTTGATTTACTTAATGAAAAAGCTCCTATGACAATTAGGAAGATAGCAGAAGAAACATCTATGTCACATTCGACATGTGCTAGAGTATTAGCAAAACTATGCGAGGAAGATAAAATTGTAAAAATACAAGGTTCATCTTCTGGGAGAGCATATTACCTGATGAACAGAGAAGCAACAGTTGCGGATGTATCAAATATGCACATTGAAATAGCTAAAGATACAATAGATGCGAGAGATTCATATGAGGATTTGTCGAATGATATGGCGAAAATGAAAGAGAATGTAAATGGATTGTATGCAAATTTGATTTCGATTATTGCTGTATTTGTTGCAATATTCGCCCTTATCACGGTTAATGCAAATATTGCATTTGAGCTGACGAAAGAGAATATGTGCGATGTTTTCCGAGGAATCATTGCTGTTAATATTTTTGTTGTTGTATGCATTATTGCATTGTTAATTGCTACAAGACTGATAATTATCAATCCTATCATAAATGGAAAGAAGAAAAAGTGATTCTATGCGTTCATTAAAAAAGAACAAACAACCGTTCTATTATGCCACCTACGATACCGAGAAAAAGGTATATGAGCGTGACGAGGACGGAAATATCAAGTACATAGAGATTGACGGAGAGAAAATCCCTGTCGAGATAGGAACAGAACCAGGTTATAATGACCCGGTTCTTTTTTATGCCAACATTTCCGCAGGTAAGGGCGATGTGCAGGCTGATGTGTTCGGAAGTAGCGTTGACTATTCCCGGACTATATCTACTTGCAGTATGGATTGCCCGATTACCAAGCTGACACGGCTATGGATTGGCTGTGAACCACAATACAATGAGGACGGTTCTGTAAATGGCGATAGTGCTAATTATGAGGTTGCCGCACCGCCTGCGAAAAGTTTGAATGGAATTGTGATTGCGATTAAGGAATTGCCGGAGGGATGATATGGTTTGTAGACAATGCGGAAAAGAACTTCCAAAGAATTTTACTACAAATATTTGCCTTGAATGTTCCAAAGAAAACGTAAGAAAGATTTTCAAAGAGAATCCGGAGATCAAAGATGCGTTTAGGGAATCTATTGAGGAAATGAAGAAACCGGAAAACATGAAGAAAATGGTTGATGATACTGCTAGGTTCATTGGCGCGATACAGTCTATGCGGAAGAGGTGACAGCTATGTATTATTTAAGAAAAGAACCATACGAACAGACAATTCCAGCTATCAAGAAAACGGACGGAACGGTCATTCCTGAAAGAAAGTATATGGCGGAAGATAGGGCTGTTTATAAGCATCCTCGTTATTCCAGATTTTATCGTGGTGAGTTTACCGGTGTTAATTGAAAATATCAGGGAATGAAAGTATACACCTGTAAAACGCTGAAAAAAATCAAGCAGTTGCAGGAAAGCACTTTTGATTATTGCGGCGAGATGTTCGACATCTACGATGAAAATGGAAAGGTTGATACTGATGCCAAAGATTAGTTTCGGACTGTCCGTAAAAGAGATTCAGAACGCTATCAAAGAGATTAAGGAATACCAGAACAGCCTTGATGGAAAATGCGAGGAGTTGTGTCAGAGGTTATCCGCCGAAGGGATAGCCATTGCGCAGGCTCACATCGGCAGCAGCGGTTTCGGCAAGTACGTTCGGCTGTCCTCGGAAATCTCACCGGAGAAAGCTGGATGCAAGGCAATCTTCTTCATGGAAGATTCACAGAAGATTGTGAGCAAATGGCAGAACCAGGACGGTGTGCAGAGCAAAGAGATCTCTCCGGCGCTTATGCTTGAATTTGGTGCTGGACTTCCGGCACAGAATCCGGCGAACATTCCGGGTGTTGGAACTGGTACTTACGGTACGCATGGAAACGAACCGGGATGGTGGTACATGGATTTACAGGGTGTTTGGCACTATTCAAGTGGTACGTCTCCGAAGATGCCTATGTATAATGCCGGGAAAGAATTAAAAGAGAAACTTGTGAAAATTGCGAGGGAGGTGTTCAAGTAATGTCATTTGAATGGAATACATTTTACACACACTTTGAGAAAAAAATGAAAAAAGAATATCCCAAATGCAAGGTCGGGAGGTATATTACTCCAAAGCAAGCAGATTTCCCATATTGCGATGTAGCCTTGAGTGATATATCCGGTGGAAATTATGATTTGGAAGGTAACGAGGGTTCGCAGACACCAATGATTACCATATCGGCATATGCAACCGGAAGTCTTGCGGATAACACTTGCTATTCGATTTGCAGTAAGGCGAAAGAAATTATGCTTAAGTATGGTTGGCAGTGCAAAGCCGGTCCGTTGCCTGCTGCAAATGCAGCAGACCCAAACGTAAGCCGGTGGGTTGCAAGATTTCAACGCATTTATGCAGATGGAGATGAGATAAAAGAGACAAATTAAAATGGTCCCGACATAAATGTCGGGACCACATAAATGAAACCAAGGAGCC